GTTTAGGACCTCACATCCTTCACAGGATCAGGAATTAGACATCTAACATTGGAAGGGCAGCTTCTCTAGACCAAGTTTCACCTGGTAACCAGAGTTGCCACCCCCCACTGTGAGAGATTCGTCTAATCTTTGTGCGCGTCTTTCGACGCTCGGAGAAGGGGCAGGATGATTTACTTCCTGTAAGTGCGCCCCTGTTGAGAACTACCGCGTAGCCTGTATGTCTGCTAACTGCTTTATCGCAGAAAGCGCTCTTTCCAATTTCGATCCAACTCCATGATTGAGTAGCAATACTCCATCGAGAGAAGGGTGAAACAAGGAAGACATCCCAAGGAACCTCTAACGCCGTATCTACATTTCCCTTATAAGGTCGTGTAAAATATAGCGATTTAGGAATGAGTGACCGGAGAAACTCCGTGCACTCATCGAACACACATTCCCATGTGTATTTCGACTTGGAAAGGTTACAGAACTTGAAGATGTTTTCAAGAGAATCGAAAGCATAGTCAAGTGTCAACGGACGTACGTCCTCTCCTTCAAACCAATCTGCTCCACAAGACTCACGAAACGGACCCTCTAAGAAGGTCTTATCCGTGTTAGCCTTAAACCCGCATATTGTTAATAACTCCAATACGCGGGCTGCGCAGCTCTTCCTAACGATGATGTCGTCGCCATAAACCTTAAAATCAGGTTTAAGCCTCAACTCATCATAGGACACTGCGCAGAGGGACGCAAATATCAGCGTCTCGAGTGGAAAACAGAAGCCGTTGCCCATCGTCACAAACTTATGGTAGGGTTTTACAACCCCGCCAATAGAATATGACTTGGACCTGATTGAGTCGAGAAACTCGAACCAATCGTCGGGTAGCAAATATCTACATAGGTTAATCGAAATGCTATCACTAGCACTCGACAAATCTATTGTGACATAAGGATCACTATTACCAGGTAAGCTACCCTCACGGGCGGCCACTTGATTAATAGACTGATCACTCAGATCGATGCCGCGTCTCTTAAGGCGTTTCCGCATTAAGATATCGACACCTTTCTGAATATACCCGTTTAGCATCGGCTCGACAGCTATTGTCCTTTCGGTTTTAACTGTCTTGGGCACAAATGCAATTTTGTTGTAATCCACCACGGTGACCTTCTTACGATACCGGTGATACAGAACCTCCGGGTCGTAGGAGTAGGGAGACCCCTCCGTATTCTGCAATAGCAGCTCACGAATATGGAAATCTCCAGCTAACGAGGCGTAACCGTAGTGGAAGGCGCAGGTAGACACGGACCAATTCTGCCCAAGTAACTTTCGGGCAGAGTTGGTAGCATTCCCATGTACACCAATAGCGGCGCCGGGTCCAAAGTTGCAGTTATCCCATACGTCCCGTTTCGATAAAGAACCGAGCGTATAGGAAATCCACTCCCGAGCACTATTCAGTGCCCGTTCGTGGGGACTCCTTAATTTCATATACAAGGAGAACCGCGTATTCACTCTTTTGCATCTCTGCTCAGAGCGAAGGAACGTGGCTAGAGCCTTTTCACGTGGTCTAAAAGATGTAACAGACTCCGGGAAAGGGTACTTCCTAATAACTGCAGCAATCTGATTCAACAACCGATGCTCGGTTGCCGTCGGATACACTGTCGACGCGAGCGAATCAGCTTCCTCTACCAGTCCAGTATAATCCTGAAGATCCAAAAGATCAACAAGACGAGCTGTTCTAGGAGAGGGATTGGACCGCAACAACACTCGTAGAAAATCTCGGTACACATTCCAAGATTTACTCTTGAGTAGGCTGTTGCAACGACGGAGTTGCTCCAACTTTTGGGATTTCATTACGGAATCCTAGGAGAGAAGCACTGGCCTGAACATAGACCTGTGCTGTAACGATGAAGATAACCATAATCACTAAGGCTATCACTAAGGCGAGCAGAACACTTCCGCCTTCCTTCTTGCGAAGGGGGCGTTTCCGTAAGTCTAACTCCTTTTGAATTGAGTTACACGAACAGAAAAGTGAACTGACTTTCTTGCGTATTACAGCAAGAAAACTCATGAGCTTTATCATCTCAGATTTTATCCTGAGATAATTTGGCCCTTGAGCATCGTCTTAAAGGCGGCGCTTGCAATAAACGCCCCCAAATCGGTACAGATGAGCTCAATGTCAGCCGCTGATGCACCAACAGGGATACTCGTACTAAAATCGGAGATGCTATCACCAACTGTGGTGAGAGCGCCGGTCAGAGTATGAGTACGTGTCAGCTTGAACGACTGCCGAGCCACACCACTGAAGATGGACGTCGGTTTAGGAAGCACGCGGCCTACGCGAAGATCATCTTTCACGGAGACTGTATGCGCCGGACCGACGTACGATACAGCATTATTGCTGTAACCATCAGCGGTATAGCTCTTGGCATTGACTGTCAAAGACATCGGGATAACCCCTATTTGTTAGGCCCCTTTCAGGGCCAAGTTGATTTGTAAGGGAAACATCCGTCAAAAACGGATGCGTTGCAGGAGTTGGGAAACCAACGCCGATGCATCCAAAGCGCGAGTCCAGACATCAAATTTGAAATCATCTTTGATGACTAGTGAGGCGCTTCGTTCCCCAAAGATATTTCTGGTAGCAGAGACAGTAGTCTCTTTGAGCTGATCGCTCACGTTACCAGAAACGGTCCATACACTTGGAGCAGAAGAACTGGTTCCTGTAGGAGACCAAACAGAGACTGTTTCGTCAAATACAGTAACAGCACCACCACAAGGTATGATACCCACTCTGGGCAGGTTCGCATATATCAGTTCACCGATATTAGCAAACCAGTCTGCCACAAAACTCTTATTTATCAGTTCCCAAGGAAGGCCTAAGATGTTTTGGAGATTAATCCCCAACTCATCCCAAATCGACTTTGAGTACTTATCATAAAAGACCGCTTTAACGTCAACACGACGCCTAGTGATCTTCTGATAAGTGATAAGATAAGGGTAGATGACAAAAGAGCTATTAGAAGCTGCTACCCCTTCGATTGAGAATTTACTTCTCGCTCGATGGATAACAGGTTTCTTATTATAGCCCTTCTCCAGAGCTGCCATACCTGCCTTGACGTCGCGCACCAGAGGCATAAGCCCATAGCGCAGTCGAAGCCATTCAGATGCAGCGAACTCAATCACTGCCGAGCTATCGCTCTTAATCCGTTCGTAACCTTTCTTACGTTTTCCTTTGCGTCTGAACTCGCGAAGGAGACGTATGACGTTTTCTAATGGATTA